ATGCTTCTTTGCACCCACCCTACGACGCATCTCTTCTAGGGCCTGGTACTTAGCCCTCTTCTTACGCTCCTTATCAAGATGAGGATTCTGTTCTAGCTTACTCTTGTATACTTCATTGGCGAGGGCGTTAGCATGGCGTTCTAGAGGTGCGTTCTGCTTGGCTAGGTTCAACTTATTATTGAGGGAGGCTACTTCATTAGCATACACCTTAGCAGCAGACCTCGAATACTTTAGGGCGGGGGTATTAATTTGCTCTAGTCTTACCTTGTTAGATAGGCCCTTAAGTTTATTAGAGTGGTTAGCATACAGTGTTTCCATTGGTGTGCCTGATGATAAGGTGTGTGCATCAGGTGTAATGGATAGACGCTTAACCTTCTTTACCCTAGGCTCACCTGCTTTGTTCATCCTACCTGTGGGTACAAAGACACGCTCACCTGTCTTCTTATCAATAGGACCGCCTTCTCTAGCAGGCCTCTCTTTGAACTCAGGTGGATAGTCCTTAGCACCAGCCTGTGACAGAAGGGTAGATGCGCCACCCTTTGGTCCACTCTGATACCGCTTCATCAACTCAGTGATACCATTCTCCCTGTATGATCTCTTGTAATCCAGGTTGTGGTTCTCTGCATCGATGATCACCATACTATGACGGATGGCCCTAGCTAACTCATCTTGTGATGCATTACGAATAGTCATGTCAGTAATCAGGTTGGATACTACACCCATCTGATTCTGCTTATGACCAGGAGAGATAGGCTTCATGCCCTCATACCCACGGTACTGTGTGATGTGGTCAAAGTTCTCAAGCCCCTTCAATGCAGGGGTAGTCTTGATTCTCTTTGAATCATTAGGGATTACAAGGACTGTATCACCATCAAAGTCTGCGCCAGAAAGTCTTTCTGCTACACTATGATGAATACCCACAGCATCCCTTGCATTACCCAACATCTTCTTGGCATCACGATGAGAATTGTTAACAGTTAGTTCTGGAATCTCAAACGTTCCACCATGTGGGTACCTGATCAGAGCTACCGTCTCACCATCTTTATAGTTAGGTGCATAGATCTGATTGGGTGGTAGTGATGGGATAGGAAGAATTGCATGCCATGATTGCCGAGGCAAAGCCTTAGCCTTCATGTCCACGGCAGCAGTATCAATCTCACCAGCAAGATCCTCAAGAAGCTTACGCTTAACCGTTGGATTAGTAAGAGACGAGATCTCTTTGAACTTGTTCTCTCGTTCCTCATATGTCATATCAAGCTGAGTCTTAGCAAGCTTGGGACTTTGCTTGGATAGTACCTGCGATGAGAGGGTCTTAGTCCATGCTCCCCAGTTTCCCTCTTCTTGCACGATGTTCATTGCAGAATCAAGCTTCTCAATCTCCTTACCATTAGCATCCTTCTTACGGAGCTGCTTGACTACTGCACCGAATGGATTACCAGGATCATCTTTAAGTTCCTTGAATGCATCAGTCTTCTTACCTGTGCTACTCTTATTAGTATTGAAGACTAGATCTACACCATCAGGGAGATCATCCTTGTACATAGCCATGCCCTTTAGGTAATGCTTAGGGCCAGCTTGAATACGAACCTGTGCATAGTTCGACTTACCAAGAGAAAGATCTTTTGCTCCTGGTCGAACATAGATAACTCCATCTGCTTGATCTCCGCCATCTTCTTTATAAGCAACCCCAATACGATTGAGGCCAATGGCAATAGGAGGAAGCAAACCAAAGTAGGTCCGGCCACCATCTTCTGATGTCTGTGTTGGCTTTCTCACTAAGCTCAACTGTGCAACCTTTTCAGGGTTCATCCACGCTTCTTTCTGCGTGGACTTAGGGACACCTAGAACTCTTCGCACAGTCTCGTGAGTTGTACCCAACTGTGGTTGCTTGAATGTATGCAACTCATAACCTTGCTCTTTTAGAATTGCAATAGATGCATCAAGCTTTTCCTTGCTGATGTTCAGATGATTCTCCACACCCTTACCAACATCAATGAAGCCATGCTCTGAGGAATCAAGTTCTTCCTTAAGCATGGTTGATGTCGACAGAAGAATATCTGCACGAATCTTGGCGCTTGGATTAAGAAGAGTTCTGAACGTTGATTCGGGAATGCCCATCTGCTTGGCAGCTTCTACGTTGGACTTACCCTTAGCATGAAGCCTTTCAGCTTCTGCAATGCGTTCCTGACGCTGCTGATTGATAGCAACAGATCTTCCTGCCCTGAGCTCGGCAATTGACATACCGAAGCCTTCAGCAATAGTTCCTTCAGGAACACCATTCTTCTTGAGGCTATCTACTTGATCGAGGAAGCTCTTGTTCCTCTGTGAGTTATGATCTCCAGAGCCCCATGGATAACGACCAGAATGACGTGGTGTTCCATAATGAGCCAGGTAGTCTTCTTCACTGAATTCCATGAAACACCTCCTCAGTATCGGTCCGATGCTTTCCACGCTTCAATACGGTTGTCAAAATCAACGATCCTATCCATGATTAGTTCGATTGTTGCTGGATCGGGTTCATACACTAGAATCTCATCTCTCTTATAAATACGGAGTTCAGTCTCAATATCGAAAGGGGAAACAGCATATTCAAGGCAGAACAAGGCGGCGTAGATCTCCAATTGCTTTTCTGATGTGCGACTTACGCCAGTCTTGAGGTCATGAATTCTGAGCTTTCCTCTACGAAAAGAAATGGTATCAGCTGTACCAAAGCAATTATCAGAGTAGAACAAAGTCTGTTCGCAGTTCATCTTATAGCCAATAGCATCTGCGACATATGTAGATAAGGCTTTGTTTGCTCTAGAAAGTTTAACCCCGAGACGAATTGCCTCATGAGCTAAGTTGTGAAGATCCGTCCCTCTTCTGGACGCAGTGACTGATGCATATCGAGCCTCGAGCTTCTCATCACTGTAATTAAGCCAGTGATAATAGCTTGGGCTCAGAAATGCATGCTTATCCGCCAGATCCGAATGTCGATTGAAGAGCATCTAGTACCATCTCCTCATTGTCAGGATGTACAATGGCTGCAAATGACATACCATCCAACTTTTCGACATAAAACTGTTGATTTGGTTGAATTGAGGATGTGGCTGAAGTTTTAACTTCTAGCATCGCCCACTTATTACCAAACAGTATCAACAGATCTGGAATACCTTGTTTGTATCCGGGGTCATTCTTTACGATAAGACAGTCGGGAAACAATGCAGTAATTTTATCGATTAATTGTTTCTGGTAAGCTCCTTCTCTCATTTAGCCTCCAAAAATCGATAAGAGGAGTGTCGATTAGCGGCTCTCCCCTCATTACATGAATTGCGTGCGATGCTCCCCTATACTCATATAATTGTGAATGGCCCTTGGCTCGGATAAGGCCTATCTCCAATTTGTATTGATTTCCATACCTCCTCCATTAACGATCCGGTTGATGTTGCGGCGTCGAATACCGATGAATATTCGATTTTGGTATTCATATCAACAATTTTGTGATGCTCAAGATATCTATCATCAATGCCCCACTTAAATTGTTGCGGGTATTTCCAGGCAAACCATCTTGGCCGCCAGGCTAAATTGTATGCCGCCACATTCCTAGAATTCCCATCCATAGATATCACGGCATTGAAGAGGGGGGAGGGTTGAAAGACGAAAGCTTGAGCTACCAGATATTTGACGGACATAGTACGACGATTATACAATCCCGTTAGTGATACCTTGATATCGCCCTCTCTAGTAGCGGAAGTACGGATTGGTATGTCTCTTGTGGTATTATAGATATTTCCAAGGTTGCTCACCTCATATTGTGGAAATTCAGGTATTTCAGACCAAATTTCTTCAAATCCCATGTTTTCTCCAAATGTCGTCAAATGTCAAAAATTTTCGACCAAAGAGTTTTTTGTAGAAATACGCCACTTCTATACTCACCCTATACCCCGTAGAATATTAGTTTAAATAAATGAGTATAGGAGTACCCGTTTTCCACAGAAAACTCTTTGCCTCTTTTTTTATGACATTTGACGACCGCTTGAAATGTAATGAAATACCTTAACGTCATTTGAAAACTACAAGTTTTACCCCCTTTTTGCCAAAAATGCCGTCGTCAAATCTGGAAGAGTTCTCTGATCGAAAAATCGAAAGATCCGATTTTCCTACATTTCCAGCCCTATTCTTCGTTGGTTGAAGTTCTTTTTCTGTTGAAGGGCAGATTTGATCCAAACGTCAATCTTAGAATTTGACGACAGAATATAGTAGTATAACTGAGTATAGGGCGTGTTTAGGCGGTCAATCCTTCCTTGTGCCTGGATGAAATTTTTGTAGGAATATGTCAGACTGTACAGAACCATGGCATCCGTAGTGGTACAGTTCCATCCTTCCGCACCAGCTGCATATTGGACAAGATATATCCAACAGTCCCCCTGTGGGAGCGGATCTTTTTTATGTCCATTCCATTCATATACGCCCCTATACTCACTTAACGTCCTGAGAATCTCCAGCTCGTAATTAAAACTATAGAAGATAACCAATCTAGGATGACAGTTCATCAGCATCTTGATAGTTTCCAGACGAGACGGATCGGTATTAACAGCTCTACGCATCAAGCGGAATAGATCTGCCACATCCTTAGCTGGCTGCTCAAGCCATGGATTCCAACGACGTTTCCATACGGTGTTGAACAATTCCTTGTCGTAATCCACCTCCAACCAGTTGAGTATTCGCTCAGTATGTTTTAGGTAAGGCATCTCTACGAGAACATCATTCCTCAGATTCTCGAGAGTTCTTTCGCCTAGATACATACGTACCTTGGGGTACTTCGTGAATGGCTCGTACACAACATGTTGGATCTTGAAGTCCGTTATGTTTTTGTAGAACCCATTTGCAATGAACACCGGGGCATAATCCAGCCATGTATCTCCAGGCGTAGCAGTTAGGAGGATCCATCGGTTTTTCTTGGCGATGCGTAGAAACGACTTGACCCACGCTCCAGTGCCCACCAACCGCTGCTCGTCGAATATGAAGAAACATCCTTCCCTGTCTTCAAACTTAGAGATATTGTTCCACGAATCCACGAGAAGTGCACCGCTAGCTGTAAACTCATGAGCCGTACTGATGCCCAGTTTGCTCGCCTCCCCTTGCCACTCGAGGCTGTCCCTTTTCTTAGCGGTAGTGATAACGAAAATGTCTTTACCATGTTCATTCTCCAAGTAGTAGGACAGGGCAGTGAGGGACTTTCCAGCTCCCACACCACCCCATAGGATCTTACCATTACCCAGGTTCTTTACCGCCTCTTCCTGGTGAGGCATGAGCTCGATCATACCAGTTTATTCAACCCAGCTCTATCTTCCCTGAGCTTGTTGATTGCGTCCTTCTTGTTCTTGACACCGCCCAAGAAGAATTCTCCACCAGCAGTGCTCTTGATGTGATCCTCCATGTATTGGATCAGGTTTTCCTGTGCCTCGTAAACCTCTTGGTACTTCTTCTGTACAGCATGAATGCCCCAGAGGAATGTCAGGAACAGCATACCAAAAAGTCCGATGAATGCCAGCAGTGGCTCTAGAAAACGCATCATGTCTCCTTGTGAGTATAGGTGTTAAAATTTAAACGAGATGCCCCTTGCGGGGCAGAGCTCTACGTACTACTCGATGTTGTACCTGGCCTTGAACTTGTCCTGTTCCAGCTTGTTCTCGGCGGTCTGGCGCTCGGGATGCAGCCCGTACTTGATTCCCAGGTAGGACCCCTTCGCGACTGATTTCACAGTCTTGATAAGGGCCTTGGGGAAACCAAGACGGGTCACATCTCGCTTCCATTCCGCGATGATGTCAGCCTTCAACAGCTCCTTGTCCATGGTCATTACCTCCTCGTAGTCGGTTCATTACAAGGGATGTATTCAGTGCGAGAAAGGGTTAAAGCGCCTGTTGCGCTCGCTCCCTTGATTCCTCAGTCGGTCAGATCTTCTGTTGTGTGATCTTCTCCAGATCTCGCGAGGTCACCTCGAAGCCGTCGGCCTCCATCTGCTCCTTCATCTCGTAGCCGCGCTGCATAAACAGCACACCTGCCAAGAATCCGAGAGCGATGAATCCGATGACTCCAAGTGTCATCACGAATCCAGCAAGAACAAATTCCATTGTCGTCTCCTCTAGTCGGTTCATTAAAGGAGATGTTTGCTTTGCGAAAAAAAGAGAAGAGTTGTAAACTCCCCTCTTTGGGGCTTTCTGTGATGGTTACTTGAGCTTCAAGTAAATCCAGATCGCGTTGGCCACCACCATGTAGGCCACCATCAGTGCAACTGCGGTTGCGATGGCGATCTTCTTGGTCGTGGTCGTGATCGTGATGGTCTTATCCATTATCTCATACCTCCAAATAGTCCTATATAGAAGCATGTATTTCTTGCGAGAAAAAGGGATAATCCATGTTTGAATTTGGATCAGGGCCCTTGGGTTCAGTAGAAAGTTCCGTAATACCGGTTCACTTTCTTCGCCATTCGACTCATCCGCTTGGCGCGAAGGTTCTCCAAGGCCGTATGGCCCCAGACGAACACTCCGCCGCCCGCGAAGAATCCAATGATGAAGATGATGTGCTCGTGGTTCATTACAATTACCTCCAAAATAGTCCTATATGGAGACATGTAAAAACTGCGAGAAAAAAGGATAATCCTTGCGGATTAGAGCCTTTCATTGCCGTCGGTTGGTTCTACTTACGCATCTCGCGCACGAAGATCCAGATCATCCAGAGCCCGCCCGTGATCACCACCAGGGTGGCGTCGAGGGCGAAGTTCCAGAATCCGTATCGCTTCGTTTGTGAGCTCATAGCTCCTCCAATTTCGTCGGTTCATTATGAGCAATGTATAAGTTGCGAAATTTAAAAGGTTAGGGCCCCTGTGTGGGGCCCGTTCCTTGTCGGCCAAAGCGGCTCTAGTTGAGCGGCTGTCCGAAGGTCTTCGCGACGCTGAGCACCGTCCTGTCCACCACGTTGTCGTTCATGGGGGCTCGGTTCACCGCGCGTGCGGTGGCGTGAACTCCCAGGACGACTCCCAGGTTGTACAGGGCGTATGCCCCGGCGCCGTAGAAAAGGGCCTTCTTCATGTCGGTTCTCCTTGTTCGGTTTGTCCTATTAAACCGCTTGTAAAATTTGCGAAGGGGTTAAGGGCCATGTAGGCCCCGCTCCCCTTGATCAAATCTCGATGATGTTTCCGTCCTTGTCCATCACCAGGATGTCCTGCTTGTCGGCCTTCTTGGGCTTGTTGAGGTGATCCAACAACACCATCTCCGCGAGCACAGTGCACGTTGCACCGGCCACGAAGAAGGCGAAGTCGCGATTCCTCTTCACGTAGTCCTTGATCGCTTCCTTGCGTTCCTTCAGGGTCATGTTGATACCTCCGTATCATCGGTTGTCTCATTAAATGGAGTGTATCTAATGCGATTTTGCAAAAAAAGATGGGGCCTGTATAAGCGCCCCGATCTTCTCCTCTCCCAAGCCTTTTCAGGCAGTGGGGTTGTTGTAATCGTCAACCGGCTTCAGGAATTCCTTGACGGTCCAGCCGATGCTACCCACCACGACCGCCGTGAGAGCTCCGAAGAACCAGAGCTTCCAGTTGGTCACCATCTTCTTGAACATCTTCCACATTATAGTTGTCTCCTCATTACTTGTTGGTCGGCGAAAAGGTAAAGGGTATGCCCCTTGTTAGGGGGCACATTGCCTTGTTGAACTTCAACTTCAGTCGTTGGTGTCGTCGTTGTTCAGGATGTCCTCGGTGGACGAGTAGTCCGCGTCCGAGCCGGCGCCCAGCTCCTCCATCTCGCACTCACAGTCATCCAGCTGTGCCCGGAGCTTGGTGTTCTGGTTCGCGGTGATCGCTGCGAGGCCGAAGCCTGCGAGCGTTCCCACGACAGCAACACGGTGCTTCCGGGCCCAGTTCCGGGTGATGATGAGGCGGGTCAGGATGGGGCCAGGGGCCTTCTCGTCGACGGGCGTCTCTTCCTCGTTGGTCGTGTCCTTCTTCATGTCCACACTCCTCGGTGTAGTAGTTGTCGGTTCATTATAGAGTGTGTAAAATCTGCGACGATTGACCTTTAATCCTCGTAGGTATCGACTATGTCTTCGAATTCAGCATCTACTTTCTCTTGCAGGTGGTCATCAAGATGCTCAATTAGAACTTCGTTTGTTCCATGCAAATGCATGATGATTGCCCGCTGTTTAAACTCGTGACGAATCAATGCTGCCACAAGTCCCCCCAATGCTGCAAGCTTCCATTTGGTCATGGCTCTCCTATCTCAGACGCCAGGGGCTTGTCCCGGCCTCGTTGTATAGATTCAAAGCAGCAAGCGTATTCGCTACAGGGTCATATCTCTGTGCCCATGAGGTACCCGTAGCATCGAAACGCCACGCATGTACCTTCATAAGCTGAAAACAACCTGCAGCACTTGAACTTGGATTTTGTGCGCCTGGATCATTGCCTGATTCCCTGTCAACGATGCTCTTGGCCCACCCCCTTGAGGAAACTGGCCAAACATTATCGATTACATCGTAACAACTGCAGCTCGTTAGTGTAAATAGAACTGCAACAATCAGGATCATCTTCCGCATACGTATCTCCAAACAGTAGGGAATATTGCTGGGCAGTTTTTATGCTTGCCCAGGCATCCCCTCCTACGTCATGTGCAGTGCATCCGAGGTTCGCAGATCCCTATCCACGTCCCTCTCGATGGCCTCTTCCTCGTCCAGAAGCCTCTGGAACTCGGGGTCAGCCATAGGCGTGGGCTCGACACCCAAGATCGCCTCTCGACGCACATCAGCGAGCTTCTGCGCGCCCAACTCCGTCAAGGAGTAGATGTTCTGTCCCCGTCCCAGACCACCCCGAGCCTTGCGCTCCTTTTCGGTCTCCAACCGTCGGGTCAAGAGACCGTGCGTGTAGGCACGAGTAGTGAGGCCATTGAAGCTGCCCTGGGTGTAATCCTCGACACCCAGAAGTTTGTAGGCCTGACTCACCGTACACGGGAACTCGTACGGAGCAAGCGCCATCAGCAAGAGTCTCGACGACTTGATCATGTAGTCGTTCGGGTTGTGATAGGTCCTCTTGGCCTTCTTCTTTTTCGGCGCCTTCGGCTTCTGGATCTTCTCAATCGGTTCAGCCTTCGGCTTCTGACCGTTGTTGATGACCTGGGACAAGGCCGTAACCATCTGGACGACAGCGTCGTCGTTCAACTTGTGCGTGAGGATGATGCTTGCCACCTCACTGAACAGGCCATTGACCTGCTCGTACACCACAAGGGTGTCTTCACGTGCGATTACCAGGGTGATACCCATATGTCCTGTCTCCTTGTGAGTTGATTATACGTGAAAGATTATCCAAAGAAAGAGAAAATAGCAAACCCAGAAACCCGTTATGACCCCAACAAACCACAATACCAGAATGAACAACGCCCGCATTGATTCCTCAACCCATCCTCTTTCTCGCCGGGGCACTTGCGTCTCTTTCCTCTAGAAGCGATCATGGTGTGGTCCACGGCCCTCGGCGAACCTGACCACTCTAGAATCCCGCAGGGGAAACCAGCATCCTTTGTACTTTCATGTGTAGTTGATAGAGGGGGAGGGGCGTGCGTATCGCCTAATGGAAATACGCTTTGCAACCCCTCCCCAGCGTCCTCAGGCTCTTAAGGTCCCTCATTGCCAGTCACTGTGATCTAACACCGTTCATGTGACAATGCCTTAAGACTCGGAGCCATCAGGGGAGATGGGTAAGCCGAGTGCTAATACAACCCAAGCGGTTTTTTGTCTGCGCCGAATCATTGATCAGATGCTTCAGCCGGCTGTGTTATCCGTCACAGTGCACATAGGGCGGCCTGACGAGGGGCTTCGGGCCCTCTTACAGACAGTAAGCCTCAACCCCGCAGTACGGGTGCTTAGCGCCCTAACGCTCTGAGCCTAAGCTCTATTTAACGTCGCTCAGACGACGATAGCAGCTACCGCAACGGCAATTACCGCACAGCAGATAATAGCGATTGTCTTGTACTTGATCTCGATCTCGGTCATTTGTCGAGTACTCGATTCAGAATGATCTTCGACCCGTAATACGTGATTACAGCCAAAGAAAATGAAATGTATGGTACTGCGGCCTTTTCGCTCACATTTCTCCTAATGGGTCATAGGGCGGCCTGACAGGGGGAGGAATTGAGACGAACCGACAAACCCCTTACAGACTGTAGAACTATGCAGGATGGAACAAGACCGTGCAACATCCCGTCTTCTAGCGCCCTAACGATTTTAAAAAAAGATGAGAGGTTGCGGACTTGGTGGTCCTCTATAGATTGGGCATCTATAGTGTTCTCTCATTACACACCATGTATTTTCTGCGAGGCTAGATTGCGGCTTCGGTCTCTTCAGGGTGTGCTTCCGTCATGAAGGTAACCCAAGACTGAATATCCGGAGTAACCTCAGTAAACTGATCATTGAAGACACGCTTGGAGTAGCAACGAATGTTATCCCCCATTCGAGTCATCCAGAAACCAGGAAAGACACGGAAGACATTTGGAATCAGCCGACGATCCACTTGGATATACGGCGTTCCATCATCCTTCTTACGAAGGGTGCCAACAAATTCCGAAACTTCTTCGATGTTTTCCTCTGTTACCTCGACTGCCTCAACCACAAATGGCTTTCGGACAAATTGAGCAAATTCCATGGTCCTGCTTTCAGATTCTGGGGTTTTGAGTGTTGCCTGAACTCTCATTGACTGCATACTTCCTTTCGAGCGCGTCCTCCTCAATTGTGACAAACAACGATTGGAGATATGCTTTAACCCCGCTCTTTCCATTAACAGTCCATTCGTATCCTCTTGCGATTAGATCCGCTGTCTGAATATCCGCCCAATCCAGAATTTCTACCGAACTCTCATCAAGATTGGTTCGAGCAGTAGATGTCAACATAACTACCCTAGGGGGCCTATTGTTGAAGTTTACCGATACTTGAATATAAGGAGTGTCGACTTCCCCTTCTTCACGAGCCGCGAGGTACCTGACATTCCAACCGTCTTCAAGCATCTTGATAGCAACATCCTCGTCGAGAATGCAGGCGAAATTACGATCACCTTCTCGATTGTATTGCCCCTCCTTTCCAGTGAAATTTCGGAAGATGATTGCAGCATCCTCCACCATAAAGGTCTTTGCGTCATCAGCCATTATACCTCTCTAATCAGATCATCGTAATTGGTGAATTGCTGGATTGCTTTAACTGCCGCCACCTTCAGAGCACCGAAATATCCCATGTCAATCTCGAGTTCGTCAAGAGACGCTCTTTGTTGTGCTATTTCTCGCTCAATCCAACGATATCCCTTTGTGCCTGTGACGTGGTATTTCTTTCCGTCTTTGACTCGCCAGAGGACTCCTCCCCCTCCGGATACAGGAACAAAACTACCCGTCCTGCCAACCAGTTGGTAAGATGATACCTCAGAGTCTTCTCTTTCGGTATAGTCAAGATACATCGCTCCTTGAGTTACATTCTTTGTCTCACAGAAATCATCCAATGTGAGTTCATCGTCACTGAACAATGTTTTGAAGACGTAGGGATTTTGAAACTGTGCTCCGACTGCCGTCCACTTTCGATCGTACTTGGCAATATAGACAGCGTCGTTGACGAGGACAAACTTTTCAAATGTTGCCTCATGCTCGAAATCGTAGCCATACTGTTTACCAAATTCGACCACAAAATCGATAATGTCAGGCGTAGCATTAGGAATCTTAATTGAATCTGTCTTGATGTGAGCAACGGTATATCCCTTCCCTTGGACAGCGTGCTTCAGGTCAATCATGAACAAAGCCCCGCGCTTTGCAACTATGTTATCCTTGTTCCGATTATCCTTGAAGGGATTCGGGAATCTAGCGCTCGTCAAGCCATATACAATATTGATTACGATCTTAAGAGCGTACGCCAACCCTTCAGTGTCTTTATCGTCACCCACAAACTTTGCGAGCTTGCCGTCAAGGAGACCACGGGCCTTTTCGTAGTCCTTATTCTTGATTGCCATACGCGCGGCTTTGAGGGCAGCAAATCTGTTGGTATACTCGGATCCGAAAAGATCAAGTTGCTCGATGCTCGTCGGATGCATACTCGCCACGTCCAGAAGTGCCACGTCGGTGTAATACCCAGGCTCGGAGTAAACGTATCCACCCTCACCAACGACTTCTCCACGATATACACTCTCCTTTCCATCAAATGAGTACCCCTCGAACTCTTTGCTCAAGTCGGTATAAATAAAGGATGATTGTGGATTCTTGTCGTGCCCAAATATGATTCTTGCGGTATGTGCTTGAGTCGTGTGATTAACCGATAATCCAGAAAGTTCTGCCAGAATTTCCCTGGCGGTAAAATCTTGGATACGATTTTCAAATACGGCCTCTGTCGCAATCACATCGTTGACACAGTATTCTTCTACCTTTGACCACATCCCTTCAGGAACTGGTTGATCCCACGGAAGATCAAGCTCCATATGATGAATACCCAGTTCAATTTGAAACTTCTTGAGCCCTTGTTTCTTTGAACTGAAGTCGTAAATATCGGCATACGACAAGTTGTACGCTTCTCCGAAGAGAACTCGATTATCGTTCCCACCATTGATGATCCTCTGACTGAGATTGTAAATCTCTTCCAGAGAATATCGGAGGAACCGAGCATACAGGATATGATTGTCATACCGACGATTGTTGAAACCGACAAGCTTCCTACTAAACAAAGGCTCAATATCTTCTGCTGTTGGATTGATCATTCGGACGACATTAGGGTCGCCCTGTGCTTTCCAACAAACGATGAAGAGGTTTGGATATACCTCGACATCATAGAAGATAATCGGGTCCTCTGACTTAGCAAGAACCTGAGTCATTTCTCCTTGACCAACAAAATGCATTTGCATAACCATCTTCATGCATTCAGTAGAGTGATTTGTGCTCTTGAGAGCAAAAGCAAGCACATCAGAGCGCATGTCTGTCAGGTCGTACGCCATTCCAGAATCATACGCTTCGCCAAGAATCTTCTTGATGAAATCAACAGATGGCTTAGTCCCAGGATGAATTTCCTTTCTTAGATTCCTGGCAACCAGATCTCGAAGACCCTTTTCGCTTTTAATGCTTTTCTCACTCAACATCTTCTTCTCCTTCTTGGGCAACCCGCCATTAAGAGGAGTTACACCCACGTTGTTGCACTTAGTCAACTTACGTCGAAGCGAAGAATCACCAAGAAGAGTTTTGATTTCAACGCCCACATCATAAATTGATGCAAGCTCGTCAACATCTCCTGAATATGAATAGTGAAGATGAATGCCTTTTCCGCCCTGACTTACTTCGGTATACGTTGCTGGCCATTTCGAGGCTGCCTCTATGTTACGCTCCAAGGACTTATTACCGTCTTCGTCCGTAAGATCGAAGTCAACGATAATATGCTCCAAGGGAACCTTCACATAATGCAGCCTTGACGTGTCGAGTTTCTCGAGCGTTGTCTTTGTATCTGCCCACTTCTTAGCCGGCACACCATGCTTGTTAGCATACTGAGCCGGCATATTGGAAAACAAATTGTCAAAGACAGAAGATTGCTCCTCCAACACAATCTCGTATTCGCCCTCAGGCTTGATTGGTAGTTCTGACACTGGAATTTGATGGCCCAATCCTCTGAACCCTTTGTAATAACTCCTCACGTCAGTACCGTCCAATCGAATTCTATCGTGAAATGCATCAAAGTAATTCTTGAGCTCCTCTCGGAGCTTGTATTGAGGCAATATCTTATCGATACCGGTCTCGCCACAGAATTCCTTGTACAGAGCATATGCCCTCTTTAGACTGATACCATCATCAGCCTTGAATATGTCGAAATGAGCTTCGACATAATTATAGAAGACATCCGTCTGCAGCATCATCTCCGTGGGTCGGTAACCACTGTAGTAGTTCTTTCCCATGGAAATATAAAGATCAAGACACTTCTGAGCGATAGCCCCCAGCTCAAAGCCTATTCTATCCATCAGAAGATGGTACGTATCGTGATCAAGAACCTGCTGCGTAGGAACAACGTCAATGAGACGCCGAATGATTCCGGATTTTGCATCCGAGATCTTGACTGGTACATTAGTCCCCATGAATAAGAAAGCGTTTGACTTACTTTCAAAAGGCTTCATGTACTTTTCGTTGATTGTCATACTCTCATGCGCAACGATGGAATTCAGTTTCGTGTTGTCGTATATCCTTGAAAGATCACCATCGTGTTGAATGGCAACAAGAGGGTTCTCCCGGAACGCTGCAGTGGCGAAGGAGTTATTGTTTCCGGCCAATTCCCTGGCATCAAATATCGC